GGATCATAGAGCCCATTTGCCGACATGACAAAAGCAGCAACAAGCTGGCCTGTAGGAGAAATAGATGAGTTCTCATTATAGAGTAACTTAGCCCTGTGCTTGATAGCAACCACGGGTGGACGCGTGAGGATGTTCAGAGGTCTGAAATTAGACATCCTTGAAGGCGCCATTCTGACAAGAGGATAACGCTTTGCGACCTTTGCGCGTACAACACGCTTAGGAACGCGCGATATGGATTGTGAGCGCTTGAATTCCATCTGAATTAATTGTTTTCGTCCAAAAGTTTCAGAGTATATAGCTATACATAAACTTATTAAAAACAATATTAAATAATTAATTAATTAATATTTAATGACACTAACTTTTCTGAAAATAATATTAATTAATTAATTAATTGATATTAACATTATTATATGCATATGCATATACCGCATGCTATGCAAGCTAGAAACCACTGCTTTACGCTTAATAACCCTGGGGAGGGTGACGAAGCTACAGTGTTGTCATTTTCTGCTAAATACATTGTATTCGGACGAGAAATTGGAGAAGATAAGAAGACGCCACATCTACAGGGCTATATCGAATGGGGGAGCGCGAAACGCATCGAAGCCCTTAAGAAGTTGCATCCTAAAATCCACTGGGAAGCAAGGATCGGAACGGCTCGACAAGCCTCAGACTATTGTAAAAAAGGTGAACAGTCCCATGGAGAATGGAAAACATCTGGTGTCGCTGGTTCAACCTTTGGAAAGAATGCCTCAGTGGTGGAGTTGGGAACTCTCAGTAACCCTGGTAAGCGTTCTGATCTTTATGGTGCTAAAGAAGGAGCATTAGATGTAATAGCTGAAGCTATTCACGCTGGCGCTACCTTAGAAGACATAAACCGCGATTATACGGCAACATTTATTAGATTCCATAAAGGTATCGAAAAAAGCATCAATCTAATGCAAGAGCATAGAATTGAGCGGCCGATTGTGCGCTGGCGTTATGGTAAGACAGGAGTAGGTAAATCCTTCGCAGTTCGCAAAGAATTTCCAGAACATTACGTTAAAGATGGCACGCAATGGTGGGATGGTTATAACCAACAAGAATGCATACTGATCGATGATTTTGATGGACATTGTCACTTTCGCGATTTCCTGCGCCTGACAGACGAAGGGCGATACCAAGGGCAGTACAAGGGTGGATACGTTAAGATTAACTCACCATACATATATATAACTTGTTCCTATCCACCTTGGGAGGTTTTTAGATCACCTGACGATCTCGAACAAGTTATGAGACGCCTTGAGAGTGTAACACACGTTAAGGCTATTGGAGACGAAGAGAAAGTTAGTGCACCCAAATAGCACTTATTCGATCTTACGATCTGTTTTTTTGGGTGTGACAGGGGTTTATAGGGGTGTGACAGAGGTTAAAGCAAGCTTTTTACTCTCCCTATAAGACTTAATCCCTGTTTAGAACACACTATGTCGTTATTCTCGTAGTGTGACAGAGGTCGAGGGTAATACTAGGCCTCGACACTCCTCTTTTTTACGGACTTTGTCCTGTTTTAACCCTATCCTGGACAGGGTGATATTCCCCAACCCCGCTAATGCGGCCGGGGGCCTTATAGACGGGGCAGGGCCCCCGGCCACATCATCGGGATCGATGAATATCACTAGGTCCTAGTGGTGGCTAATATTAAAAAAATACTGTTTTTTTGGTACGAAACTTAAGAAGTTGCTAACTTTCGTGGTTCAGTGAATACAGCGTCATATTCGATTAGTACATCACATCTAGTAGTCATTGTAGCAGTATCATTAGGATTGTACGCAAAAACATGTAAATATGTTTGTTCCGTAGGATTGGATGCACTATCCCCACGATAGAGATCATCGCCGATGATAGAAATGGACTTTCCATTAATCTTCGCGATATTAAAAGGAATAGTCAATTGAACGTGTGATTTAGGGTTGCCAACGTTGGCGGCAATATAAGAACGATTCAATAGACCATTTTCAACAAGTTTGTAATAACCTGTCTCAACAGAATCACTAGGGAACATCGCAATACCAACAAAGTCCGAGGCAGTTGTAGAATCATTAGAAAAGTTCACAGTGATCTTACCACCGGTAACAGTATAATGCTCATAAAGAGTCATTAACTGATCAAATCCCATAGGTTGGTGGCCGCCGGCAGTGATATTCGGATCATAGAGCCCATTTGCCGACATGACAAAAGCAGCAACAAGCTGGCCTGTAGGAGAAATAGATGAGTTCTCATTATAGAGTAACTTAGCCCTGTGCTTGATAGCAACCACGGGTGGAC